CGTTCTCGGCGCCGAGCACGTCGTAGCGGAACTCGGGGAAGCCTTCCAACTGATCCTTGAATTGCCCGGTGTCACGCCAGTGGTCTCTATATGCTTCGACGGCGCGTTGGATGAACGCCGCGCGGCTGAAGGCTTTGATGCCATCGCTGGTGCAGGAGGCCACGCATTTTTCGGCCCAGTAACTGGCGTTGATGCCGCCGGGCTTGCCGCGGAAAAACTGAAACATGTCTTCAAGGCGTTCGAATACGTAGGTCCCGCAATCGCCCTGGATGCATAGCGACCCTGGCCAGGTGATGACATCGAAGCCAAAGCAGTAGGTGCCTGGCTTACGGCAGCGAAGATGGCGATGCAGTCCGTCAGCGCGCAGGACCGTCATCTGGTGCTCGCGCACATCATGGGCAAAGCGCTCGGCGGTGCATGCGTATTCCATCAGCGCGTCCTCCCATTGCTCTGCGCACGCCGCTGGCGCCTGCGCTCCTGGAACTCAGGCCACGGCACCTTGTGGAGCCCGTCGATCAGGTAACCCCAGAGCTGGCGCTTCGGCCCGGTGATCTGCAGCAGCCAGGCGTCATTGCCGTTCGGCAGGGTGAAGAAGTGGTAGTCCCAGGCCTTGCGGCGGAACACGGCGCCGGCGGCATACAGGTGCCCGTGGTCGGTGTCATAGGCCAGCGGGTCCAGCCCGTGGTACCGGTTCACCACTTCGATGTGGTCACGCCAGCGATCGAGCTCGCGCGGCACGATCTCGCAGACGGCACCGCGCAGGACGACGGTGAGCGAGTGGCAGGCCTCATCATGGAAGATGGGTTCTTCGTTGCTCACCAGCTGGACGACGCGCACCGCAAACCACGGGTGGATTTCGCCATCGCCATTAGGGTGCTTGCTGCCGATACGGAACAGCCAGTACCGGTGCAGGAGCGGCTTGCCGTCGTCATGGAGCATATGCTCGTGCGGTGTCCGCATCGCCCGGTTGATGCACCAGGTGGCGAACCCTTCGAACATCTTGGCTTTCAGCTTTGAGAACATGCTGTCACCGGGTAAGGGGTTGGTGGTCGGAGCAGGGCGGTCGATTGCCCGGGTAGCGGCTGCCGTGGCCGGCGGCGCATCCGCCAAGGCCTGCTGGCGGATTGATCGGATCAGGGACGAAGCGTTTGCAGTCGCCACAGCAGGGCCGTTGAACAACAACCTTTGCTGGAATCCGATCGAGATCCGCGCAGTAGGCGGCGAGGCGCCGGTCGTCGATCACGATCAGGTGGCGAGGCGATCGAGCAGGTCGAGCAGCCGGCCGTTGATCGCAGTGATCTGGCTGGCGCGCTGGCGCAAGGCATCGACAAGAGGAATGCTCGCGCCCTCGCCGTTGACGCGGCCCAGCGTATGCACGTCGCCATTGCCTTCCTTCAATACCGGCGCCAAGCGCATCCCCAGTTCGTGCACGAGCTTCTCGGTTTCTTCCGAGACGTTGATGACGTCGATCATCGCGGCTTCGACGGGAGAGGGCGGCGGCAACTTCCGATTGGCATCGGGAATAGGTTCATCGGTCGACGTGGCTACGGCAACTTCAGCCTTCAGACGTTCCACAACGTCGCCCACCAGCTTGTCGACGTCGATATCTACAACGACATTGGAGACGTGCGTTACGGGCGTACCCGGAACCGGCTCGGCGTGTTCGGTGCGCGGGACGCGGAGCAAATCCTCCACTTCCTTGCGCATGGGCCGCGCCTTTGCGTGGCGAATGTGCGAGTGCTGAGCCTTGCGGAGATTGGTGGTGCGCTTCGCCGCCACTTTCTTCTTAGACTTGCTTGCCATGATGGTTCCTTGAATGAGGTGGTTGCCGCCCGGCTGTATCTCGGCGCCGTGGCGGCTAGTCGCTTCCGCTCACCTATAGCCGTATCGGTGAGCCTTCTTCGTCTCGAGAGCGGGGCGGACAGGCAGCCGGCTAAAGCTCGTGCGGATTGCGCCTGTCCACGCATCCGCCGGTATGGCTCGCCCCTTGGCGCTCCCTCTCTGCATGCTTTCGGTTACTTGCAGTCGGCCGCGTCGATGTCGGCCTGGGTGATCGTGTATTTCTGCACGTTGTCGACGGTGAAAAAGGTCACCTCGCAGTGCTTGCGTGCCCATGCCTCAAGAAAGTCGTTGAGTTCTTTGCGGGCCTCCGGGCTAACGCTTGGGAAGTCCTCCGCGAACTCACCGCCTACGTCGGATGCGGCATCGCCCATGTCGTCGATCACACGGTCAGCGTCGACGAAATCGGCAGCATCCGGCTTGTGCGCAGTCCCAAACGAAACAACCCAGCCAGGTTCCACGCTTCCATGCAGGTCGTAGATTCCCTGGATCAGCTCGTCGAGCGATTCGTAGTTGAACTGCTCTTCGTCCAGCGACCAGCACTTTTCCCCGTCCCCGACACTCATTGCGAATTCCTTTGCCAGCATTCGCCGGCGCTATGTGTTGGTTAAGCCGTCACTTCTTCCATTTCGAGATCGATGGAACCCATGTCCGGGACTTCGAAATCGACGATCGTGATTCCATGGGCGCCCTTGGCCGGCCAACCTTCGGCCTCATCGAGCTCGGCCTGTGCGCCGCGGAGATTGCTGCCTTCGAGCACGGCGCCGATCAGATACGGGGCAGCGCGGCGAACTGCGGCGAGGACGATGTCGTCGTTGGCTGCTGCGAGTACTTCCTCTGCGCTGGTCCAGAAATCGTTGATCTCCTTCGCGACCTCCGGCGTCAGGACGTCGTGGTCGACTTCTACGGTGACGCTGATTTCGCCGGCCCATCCCGCCATCAGCTTGTAGCGCTTCTTCACGCGAATCCCTTTGCCGGCGCACGCCGGCGCGTTGTGTAAGGAGGCAGTGCGGTGTGTCTCCGTGTCGGCGTTCTGATGCCACGCCGTTGCGGCTTCCGGTTGCCACACCGGTTATGTTTACTGGCGCGCGCAGAGCACATTGCCCTTCGATCACGCCGCACTGCCGTACAAGAAAGCCGCCTGCGAGGTTTTTTCATCCTCAAGCCATGAAGGGAAATGGTCTTCACAGGCGGCTTGCTTGTGCCCCGTGTTGCGCCACGGGGCGGGGCGAAGATCAGAGATCAGGCAGACTGCAACGCGTCCTCGAACCACCAGCGTTCGGTGGCGACGCCATCGGCATTCACGTAGCGGACGCGGTAGTTGTTTGCGGCTTCGGTCGATTCGCAGCGCGCGATGACCTTGCCTCGCTCGCCGCTGTCTTTGATCTTGACCGGCTGGTTGAGATCGAAAACGAAACTCTTCTTCTCCATGAATCAGCTCCAGAAAGGTTGGTGGTTTGTCCCTTCCTGCAGCCCAGGAAGGGACGTCTGGGTGATGGCATGTCCCGGCGAGAGGGGACGGCAACATCCATCACTGCTGCGGGTTATTACCGCCACCCATCAGCTGGGCGGTGTTGCAGGATTCAGGATGGAACTGGCGCCACTGCGCGCTTGCGCACGTCGCCGGGAGCCTTGTCGTTCTTGGCGCCAAGCAGGCGGAGCACGACGCGGCTGCCGTTGCTTTGCGCTGGGGAGACGATGCCTTCGGCCTCCATCCGCTCTACGAAGCGCGCAGTGCGGTTGTAGCCAGTCTTCAGCTCGCGCTGGAGCGCGGAAATGCTGCAATGACCGGTCGTGCATACGAATTGCACGGCCTGCGCATATACCGGTTCATCGATCTCGGCCCAGTTCAAGGACGTCTCGGGCACCAAACCCTCCGGCGCGTCCTGCTGGTGCAGACGCAGTGGCGCGTCGAGCTGCATGCCGAAGATCGTTTCGAACTTGGCCAGCAGCCGCTGCAGCTCGAGCGAAAGCAGGGCAAAGCGCGCATCCATTTCTGCGATCTGGTCTTCGTGGCTGTCGCCCAGCTCATCGAGCACGGCATCCAGGAACCGTACCTTGCGCACGACCAGGTCCTCGCCGAGCACAAAGCTGATGCGATCGTCGAACACCAACCCAAGCTGGAACACCTGCTTGCCATTGCGCAGATGCTCTTTCACTTCCTCGCTGTCGAGGTCCTGCCGTGTGCATTTGGCCTTGGCGCCGGTGGACGTCGCCGGGTCGCGCAGTTCGCATTCCTCGCCCAGGGCGAAAGGTGTCGGCAGAGATTGGTTGGCCAGCCAGTCGGTCATCAGCACGCGCGGGCTTTCTTCGGGCGCGAGCGGAATAGCTGGGAAGCTGCCCAGGGCGGTGCGCATGCAGGTAATGACGTTCTCGGCCGCCTTGCGGCTCGACGTGTCGATCACGAGCCATCCGTTCTTCAGGTCGACATAGGCGAGCGCGTAGGAGCTCCGCACGAAGGCGCGCGGCAGCAGATCGGTGAGCAGATCCTCTTTGATACGCTTGCGCTCGCGATGGCCGATTGTGCGCCCTTCTTCCTCGGCGATCTTCTGCACCTTGCGCTGGAGCTCGTCGTGCAGCACAGCCGCCGGCAAAAGCTTTTCGTTGCGGCCCAGGCAGAACAGCATGCAGTCGCTGACCGTGTGCGTCAGCTCGCCATCGGCGGCGCGGCTGACCGGCGGCGCGAAGCCCATCGTGCCCATTTCCAGCGGCCCGCAGTTGCGCAGCCGATGGTCGCCGAGCACGTTCGGCAGCTCGCGCAGGCTTTCCGCCGTCTCTGGCGTGAAGCGATAAAGGAAGAGGTTACGGAAGAACATGTGATGCACCCTCCGCAGGCTGGTTGGTCGGTATCAGGGGTCGCGGTGCTGGCACGGTGACGGCCAAAACTGGGGCCTGTGATCTGCGCAGTGACGCGGGGATTTCGAGAAACTCGGGTTCGCTGCTGGCGCGTTTGCCCACCAACTGGCGCACCTTGTCGACGAACTTGGCCAGCGGCCGGCGCCGAATAGCGTCAGCCTTCACCAGCGCCTCGCGCGCACGCGCGCCATGGTCTTTTCCTGCAGCTGACAGTTCCCAATGCCGCCCTTTGACGTGCTTGGCGCGCCGCCGCCAGTTGTCGTTGATCGCGTAGAAGTCGAGCGCACCACGCAACACGGCGTTCTCGGCCTGCAACTGGCGGATGCGGCGCAGGCCGAACATCAGGCAGCAACCGTCGCGTGGTCGGCGATACCGCGGATCGATTCGACAAACCGGCGCGCCCAAGCAGTGGCGGCGAGGTCCGGCGTGGCTGCACGCTGCCCACGCACCATGCACGCGCTGCACTCCACGTAGAACTCGACCTTGCAGTTGCCGCTGGCGCGATACATGTGCGGCCGGTGGCCTGGAAAGCAGACCTGCAGGCGAGGGTGATCTTTCAGCTCTTTCAACTGTTTCTCGACCATGGAGGCATCCTCCGTGTGGAAAAGAGGGATGTGGCCGTCGCCAGGCACTACGGCCCGGGAGGAAGCCTTATCGCTGGGTACAGGGGGGAGACCAAGCGAGCCTGGCGACAGCCACAAACTGGTGCGCAGGGCGGCGTACTTGCGCTCGCACGCTGCGGTGAACGAGGCGGCCACGGCCGCTTGTTCGGAAAGGGGGAGTTCGTCGAGGGAGAGGCAGCTCATGGCAGGCCCCCGATGCGCGCGAGAGTGGAAGCAGCATCTAGGCATATCTCGCCGAGCTCCCTCCCTTCACCGTTAACGTTGCGATTCCAGGCGACAAGCCGGCGCTGAACATTGATCAAGTCGCTGATGGCTTCGTAAGTTTCGAGCAGCTGATCAACACGCTCGTGCTCACCGTGCGCACTCAGGGCGCCGATGGCCAGCTTGATGTTGTCGAGGACGTCGATTTTCTGCGCTGGCGCATTCATAGCCGCACCGCCTGCAGGATCGGCCACCACAGCCAGAGCGCGGCAAGCGCGATCAGGCCGAGGCAGATATCGAAGATGACGGGGCTGACCGACTGAGGGGTGCCGTCTTCGCCCGGCACTGGCAGGGCACCTGGCACCGGGTCAATGTACGGACGTTCAACGACGGTAGGGTTCTTCCCATGCGTTTCGTTGACCGGTAGGTAGGCATGCAACAACATGCTTGTAACCCCTTCAGCTTGGCGGCTTGAGAGGTAAGGTAGATCAATGGATGAAAAACGTCAACCATATGGACGAAAAAAAGATCACATTTTTCATCCGTATCGCCCTGACGTGGACTTTCGGCTGTAATTAATCAACCAAATCCATTTAGGAGTTCAACATGTCAGGCAGAAAGTTCCGCATTGCGAGCGCGCTGTTGGTCGGCATGCTGCTATTTGCAGGGGTTGCATCGGCACAGACGGCGCCGGGGCTCGGCACCAACTGGCCGAATGCGCATGACGTCAGCACGAATCCGCAATATCACGTGTACCGCTGGGTGCAGGGCAACATCACCTACCTGCAGGTGAACGACATTGCGGGCAATGTGAAGTTTGCCGTCGGCACGGTGAGCGGCGTAGCGTTCGTCCTTCCGGTCGGGGCGCCGCAAATGGTGCAGGTGCAGCCTGCGGCCGCGCCGAGCGCAACGGCGAGCTCGTTGACATCGCCATCAGCATCGACGGTCTACAGCGATCCAACGATCACTGTGCAGCAAACGAATAGCACGTTCTCGGTGACGCCATCGACGCAGATGGTATGCAAGGATCCCGCGGACTGCTCAGGCGGTTAGCGGTCACGAAGGAACACGGTGATCGAGGGCTCATCGAGGTAGGTCATGTCTTTGACCTTTCCCTGGAACGTCTTCGCAAGCCAGCGCACATTCTCGACCGTCAGACACGGGCCTGGGAGCTTGGAAATATCCTGCTTCCCAGGCCATACCTTGATCCTGAGCGCCACGGTGCGACTTGCCTGATTTAAGATGCGTAGCTGCATGGACACTCGCCGCGGCTTATAGCGATAGCAGAGGTCGAGCACCAGCTCGTAGGACATTCGGTAAAGAAGAACTTCCATATCTTTTGGAAGCTCGTTCGCGAGGCGGGGCACCCGGGCAAGATATTGGACGCCGGATTGCTGCAGCTGATCGGCGAGCGTGCCATATTTCAGAGCAAATCGGATGCCGCTAGTTTCGAGCGCGTCCAAGTTGAGCGATTGGATCGCCGCAGGAAGCCTTACTGATGGCGCCACGCCCATGCTCCAGCGCATTCCCGCGTTGGCTTCTGCCGACAGCGCATATGTTTCGGCATGGTTGGTATTGAAGTCTTCCAGCTTGCGGTACTGTTGCTCAAGCTCGATCGCTCCTCGCCGGACAATGCCATCCCCCCACGTGAGATTCTGGCGCGCGAGCCACAAGAGACCATCTCGCTCGCGATCGTAGATTCGAATATTCGCAAAGAGCTGCGACACATGGGCGCCAGTCCCCAGCGTGATCGTGATGACGATCATCATCAGGATTTGCTCTTGCATCAAGTCTGAGTCGTACCAGTGGCGTAGCGTTAAGCGCATCGCCAAATTGGCAAGGCACGTGAGCACCACGGCTGCAATCCATCCGCGCCGCAGCGCGACCATGGCGGCGGGAAACAGCATCAGCAGGCCCGTCGCTATTTGAACGATACGATCGCTGCTCGTGATGTTGAGCAACGTCAAGACGCCAATGGCGGCAGCACCTAGGCCGATCTCCATGTGCGCCTGCTGCTTTGCGCCACGGAACTCGCCGGCCACACCCATGAATCGCCCCCGCTTCGACCACTGGTATGTCACCACGGCTGGCACGACCATTAGCGCGCCCAAATAGTGACCGATAAAATAGACGAAGAAGAAATATATTGGGCCGCCCTGCATGTGGCTGGCGCCATGGCCATACCCCACCAGGGAAAGGGCGTACGTGTTGACGCCGGCGAGCAATGCTGAAGTCAGGGCGCAAGCCTTCAGAACCATCGAAACCGACTGGGTCGCTGTGGTGGAAGGGCCGTTCCAGCGGATAGTGCGGAGCAAGGCGGCGGCCAAGGGCGCCGTGAACGAAGGTGCTATTGCAGCCCAGAAGAACCAGTTGAAATTGCTCCCAGGCAAAGCGTTCGCTTTGTAGATGATCGCACCCGAGCAATCGGCCGCAATGATGAGTGGCCACAGATCAGCGGGCAGCAGCAGGAGCGCGCCCAGCCGGAAGCCGGTGGAGATGAGCCAGTGCGGTGCCGAAATTTCGCGAAGAGCTGCAAAGCAGAGTGCGTATCCGATGAAGATACACAGGTTCCTTATGCTTTTTCTGCGCATACCCCATCCAGAAAGTTGCGCGCCCCTGATCACTTCTGGTTTTTTAAACTTTTGCCACCCAGAACGTAAATCACTCGGCCGCGAATGCGTAAGCTCTTCATATCCTCTTCGAGCACATCGAACGACTCCAAACGCGGTTTCGTCCCCTGTAAACGAAGACCCGATTTCCCCGAAACTATTCGCCTGACTTGGGCGATGTTCCCCATGTGCAAGGCGTATATGCCATCTCCATCGAACGCCGTAACACGCGTGTCGACGAAGCAAATATCTCCGTCTTCAATCTCGCCTTCCATCGCCGGTCCGACGTTTTCAACAACGCGGACATGCGGCTGGAGCAGGTGAAGATTGTTCCGCAGTAAAGACGATGGAATGTCAATGTAATGTGTACGCTGTAGAGAAAAATCCTCCAAATACAGGACCCGCTGCAAGCCATCCGGTACGCGGCCTGGCAGATCGACAACTGGACTTATCGGCTTCCCGGGTGCGTCCTTGAGAGTCGGCTCCTCGCCCGTGCCGTGATTGAGCCAATTCAGGGTCAGGCCAACGACCCCGGCGTCCTGGGCGGCCCTCTCGATGACACCCCAAGATTCGGGCGTGTCCGGGATTAGTCCCTTATCGCGATTGAACCAGTTCCACATGTGGCGAGGGATAACGCCGTACCGGGTGCGGAACTGTTTCTCGGTCAGGTTGCAGAGGTGCAATAGCTTGAGAAACCGCTCGTTCTGCGGTGAGAGGCTGTCCGATTTAGGACGTGTCCGTTTTTTGCCGATTTGCACCATTGGTTAAGAATGCCGCAACCATTGGTTGAACGCAATCGCACAAAGCACGGGGTGGATGGCGAATAATTTCGCCTATGGTTGAAAATAGTCAACCAATGATCTAGGCTCGCCGCCATGAATGGTATCGAGCGCGCAGTAGAGATTTTCGGGGCCATCTCCACAGGGCCTAAGACCAACCTAGCTCGCGCGATCGGCAGATCGCCGGCAGAGATCGATAAGTGGCTCAAGCGCGGCTGGGTACCCGCGAAATACTGCGCCGCTATTTCGGCGGTCATACCTGTTGCCATCCCCTTGGCCTTGATCTACGGGCTAGACCCCGACCTCGCGCACCCGATCAGCCTGCAGGAGCTCAACCCGGATCTGCCCGACGTGATGCCCGTGCGCACTGCGGAAGCAGAGGACGCCTGACATGCACAAGCAGGGGGCGCGCAACTGGGATCGTCTGGAGCGCCACGCGCTCGACTGCATCGCGGAAGCCGAGAAGCTGCACACCCCTGAAGAGATTCAAGCCGCGGAGCTGGCGCTTAGCGATACGCCCAGCTCTGCACAACCCTCGTTGTTCACCCCTGCCGCCGCCAAGGGAGTCATGCCCCTTGGCAAGCCGAACTCGCCGGCGCGGCGGCAGGGACCTTCTTCGCGCGAGTGAGCGAGCAGAACATGTCCGAACCCGAACCATCACCGCTCGTCGATGCGCAGATCGAACTCCGCGATTTCCCGTTCCTGCCGTTGGACGTGGTGCGCTTGCGTGATAGCGACCTGGCCATCCAGGCCACGGGTGAAGAGTTTCGCGCGGCGGTGTTGCTGTGGTGCGCGGCATGGCACCAGGTGCCGGCGGCGAGCCTCCCTGACCACGATGGCACGCTGGCGGTCTACGCGGGCTTTGGTCGCGGAGGTGACGAGTCCTGGAAGCGCGTGCGCGCTGGCGCGCTACGTGGCTTCGTGCGCTGCTCTGACGGGCGCCTGTATCACCGGCTGCTGGCGGACAAGGCAAACGAGGCGTGGGAAGGCAAGCTGCGCCATCGGCACCGTCGCGAGTGCGAGCGCATCAAGAAGGCCGCCCAGCGCGCGCACGTCGACCCGGTGTACCCGACGTTCGACGAGTGGAAAGCGCACGTCGCAGGGACAGGTTCGGATCGCTGGGAGCCGCCGTCTGGGGACGTCCCTGCAATGTCCCCAGGGACAAACGCGGGACAGCAACAGGGACAAGACCAGGGACACAACGAAGGTGTCCCTGGGGACGGTGATGGAGACACACCTAGGGACGTCCCTGGGGATGTCCCGCCTCTGTCCCCCCTCTATAAGGGACAGGGAGAGGGACAGGGAAAGGGAGAAGGAGAGGGAAGTAATAAAAGTAAATCCTCACTTCGTTCGGATTCGTCATCGGCTTCGCCGTCGACCTCGGGCGCAGCCGCCGGTGATCAGGGGCAGGGGCAACAACCGCCGGGTATGGCGGACAAGGAGGCGCGGCGCGAGATTCGCCTGACGCAAGTCACGCGCGATGCCATGGCTGCGTACAACGCCATCCTCGCCAAGCCGCACGGGTTGCTGCGCGCAGTTTCCGAAGTTGGTTTCGAAAAAAAGCGCGGCTACGTGCGTCGCTGCTTGACTGTCGCCTCGGAAATTTGCCAGCGGCAATACGGCTCGCCGCACATCACGCCCAAATTCTGGGAGGACTATTTCCGCGCCTGCCTGCTCGATGATTTCAAATCGGGCCGCTCCGGCGGCGGAAAGGGCCACGATGGTTGGAAACCCGGGTTCAAGTACCTCACGAATCCCGAAGTGATGGTCGAGGTATTCGAGCAGGCCACCAGCGAGGCCGAAGCATGAGCGCTGCGATGGAAGCCTTGCGCGTGCCGCCGCACTCGATCGAAGCCGAGCAGGCTGTGCTTGGCGGCCTGATGCTGGTCACCTCGGCCCTGGTGCAGATTCGCGACTGGCTGCACGAGGATGATTTCTACCGCAAGGACCACCGGCTGATTTACCGGGCCATCTGCGAACTTGACGACCGCAAACAGCCGTGTGACGCCATCATGCTGGCGGGCTGGTTCGACGATAACGGCCTGGGCGAGATGGTCGGTGGCACGAGCTATCTGATCGAACTGGCCAATGCCACGCCGAGCGCCGCGAACATCGTCGCGTACGCTGAAATCGTCGGCGAGAAATCCAAGCTGCGCAAAGCGATCGACATCGGAAGCAAGCTTGCCGAGGACGCATGGGCGCGTGGCGCGCAGTCGGCAGAAGTTGCCGCGCTGGCGGTGGACGAGCTGGCTCAACTGCAGCAGTCGGCGCAGCGCACCGGGCTGCTGCCCGCTAAGGCCGGCCTGAAGGCGTACTGGGCGGACGCCATGGCACGCGTGGAGGGCGATAACCGCCTGCTGGGCTTGCCGATGCCCTGGCCCGAAGCAAACGACGTGATCGGTGGCTTGGAGCCTGCAACCGTCTACGTCGTCGCTGGTCGCCCGAACATGGGCAAGTCGGTGTGGGCCAACCAGGTCGCCGGTTTCAATGCGCTGGCTGGGCGCAACACGGCGCTGTTCTCGCTGGAAGCCACGGTGAAGCGTTGCATGGCGCGCGCCGTCGCGTGCCTCGGCCAGGTCCCGTTCCGTTTCGCACGGCAGCCGGACAGCGACGCTCGCAATGAGGAATATTGGCCGCGGATCACGAACGCTTTTGCGCTGCTCACCGAAGCGCCGCTGCTCATCGACGACACGCCCGGCATCTCGATCGAGCAGTTCTTGGCTCGCTGCCGCCGCGCCCACAAGCAGAACCCGCTGAAGCTGGCGATCTTGGACCACATGCACACGATGGCACTGGATCCTCGCGCCGAGCAGCGCAACGAGTACGGCCGCATCGTCCGCGGCGCGAAGAAGCTGGCGCACGAGCTGAACATTCCCGTCGTGCTGATGGGGCAGCTCAGCCGCAAGAACACCGATCGGAAGGACAAGCGGCCGCAGATGTCGGACCTGCGCGAGTCGGGCGAAATCGAGCAGGAGGCGGACGTGATCCTGTTCCTCCACCGCGAGGACTACTACGACGCCAACACACACATGGCCGGCATCGTGGAGCTCATCGTGGCCAAGGGCCGCGACATCGAGACCGGCAAGACCATCTACCTGCAAAACCGCTTCGACCAGATGCGTCTGGACCCTTATGACGGCATGCCGCCGGAACCACCCGCACCGGCGGCGTCGTCTGGGTGGGGCGGCAAGAAAACCAGGAGTTCGAACTGATGCGCCAACGGCGACGCTACCAACCAATCTCGCACCGCGATCACCCGCTCGGTTTCGGTTTGCTCAACGAGACTCGGTTTTGCCGGAAGCACGGCAAGCGCTTCGCCGCCAACGTGGTGAACAACGGTCGCATCGAGAGCGGTCGGTGTCCCGAGTGTTACCCGCCCAAACCGCCGGTAGAGCCGGAAGGGAGCAGCAAGTGAGCAAAGCGATCAACGCCCTGATTCTGGCAACGCTCCAGCGTGCTGGCGTGCCACTGGCTAGCGACGACGTGCTGGACCAGGCTTACGGCCACGCCTTGAACGAGCGGTGGACCGTGGAAGCGCTCGCCGAGCTCAACCGCAAGTCGGTTGCCAGCCGCCTGAAGGGGATGGTCACGTCGGGTCACGTGCGCGTCGCCGGGCAGCAGCGCGACATCGCTGCTCGACGCGATACGCCGCTGTACGAACCAAGCGCGGGGTGGGATGCCGGCGCAGCCATCCCGGCGCCCGATAGCCCTCCGGTGCGGCACAACTCGGACAAGTCGGTTTACGACGGCATGACGCCGCGTCAGCGCCTGGCGGTATTCGAATCGCAGGACATGATCCTCGACAGCCTGTCGCGGCTCCTGCAGCACCTGCAGACCGGCCTGGCCGACATGGTGCAGACCCGAGAGAAGGCTCGGCAACGGTTGCTCGCCGAAGGCCTGGAGCCGCGCTGATGGCTAAAGGACTCTACCGGTTCAGTTGGCGCAAAAAGCGGATTCCACTTTACGTGGAAGAACTGCTGCCGTATCGGTCTGAAGCGGATAAGGCCAAAGCTGAGGAAATCTTGCGCGAGCGAATGGCGAATGTGCGCGGACTTATACGAATTCGCACGGCGATCGCTATCAGCGCTGAAGACTCGCAGGGCCGCAGTGCTCTCGTGCCAAAAGGACTGCTCTGATGGCCGGCCTGCGATTCACCAGCGTCGCCGCAATGCCGCCGAAGCTGCAGGAGCTTGTATCTGCGCAAGGAAAGGGCGGCGATCGCGAGCAGAAAACCAAGAAGCGGAAATACAACAACCAGCCGACGAAGGTCGACGGGATCCGCTTCGATTCCAAGCGCGAAGCCGAGTACTACAAGGAACTGAAGATCCGGCAGGCTGCCGGCGAGGTGTCCCACTTCCTTCGCCAGGTTCCGATGCATCTGCCCGATGGCACGAAGTACGTGCTGGATTTCCTGGTGTTCTACGCGAACCCCATGGAAGGGCCTGACTACGTCGACGTGAAAGGCAAAGAGACGCCCGTGTTTCGGATGAAGAAGCGCGCCGTTGAATTCCATTACCCCATCAGGTTGAAGCTTGTATGAGCGAACACGCTGGATTCATCGAACGCCTGAGCGACATCCCCAGCATTGCGCTGCAAGTGCGCGAGCACGTGCCGGCTGGCGCATCGTGCTACGTCTACGTCGATAACACGGGCGACGTGTCCTTCGACCTCACAGTTCAAGCCGCGCATGCAGGTATGCCGGCATGCCGGATGGATGGCCCGTGGACGGCATCTGAACTCGCGCAGGCGTTGCTGGCGCAGGTCAAATCAAGGCGCGTGGCATGACCGAGAAGCGCACACCACCCCTTGGGCCGACCACCCGCAAGATTCGGCAGCTGCCGCCGGAGCCGATTGGCACAGCAACCACACACACGTCATGCGCTCGCGCCGGCATGGCCATCGTCAGCCTGGCGCAGAGCATCAGCAAGCTGCTGGTGCTGGTCGATCCCCGTGCACGGGTCTACGCAGTGCCCAGCAACAGCGATCGCGCACGGGTCTACGAAAAGGCGCACGCCCACTGGACGGTCGGCACGTTCACCAAGGATGCGACGCCCGGCGACATCGCCGCGGCCATCGCCGTCACGTACGAGCAGCTCGAAGGAGGTGTGGCATGAAAGGCATCCGGTTCGAGAACGGCGAATTGGCGAGATACATGTTTGCCCTTACCCACGAGGGTTCGGCGTATCAAGGGAAAATCGTCGAGGTTATTGACGTTCATCCTTTCGCAATCATTCGCGGGACCGACCTGCTCGCCGACTATCGGGTTAAAGCAGCAGACGGCCGCACCGGCATCTGCATGGATTGGCAGCTTCGCAAGATCGATTCGCCTGCCGACCCCATCGAGATCACGCGCCGCGCGGAGGTAGGGGCATGAGCAATCCGAACCAAGTCTGCCTGGCCGTACCACTTTGCGAGCCAGCGGAAAAGGAAGTCCAGGCCTTGGCCGCGTGCCAATACATCCTCGACGCGCTGCTCGGCGATGATCTTCACTCATTTGAGCGGAAGCGCATGGTAGTGGCGTGGCTTGCGGAACAGTTTCTCGATGACGTCCAGGTCGTCAAGGAAGTGGTGCCAACCGAGCGCTCCGCAGAGGATTGCGCAACGCGCTTTGGCTACCCGGGACCATTCTGCGGCTATCAACCAAAGCCCCAAGGCTGCGCACGCCAGGCCCAACCGCCAGGAGCGGAATAGCCGTGGCAATCGTCTGCCTCCCAAAGATGTTACCGGTACCGAAGAACGCCACGCCCCAAGTCCGTGAGCGGATGTACTGCGAATACGTCGCACACCTGGCGGCGGCAAACCGTCATCTCACTGCCTCGCCCATTGGCTACTTCGCCAGCCTGCTTCGAATGAGGAAGTCGCAGCCATGAGATTCGGTGAGTGGGAAACGCGTGTTGTGTGTCCTGGCTGCGGTCGCAACGAACCAGGGCACGTCACGTTCAATAGGCACCCAAACGAAGGGCCGTGTCCTGACTGTGGGCAGCCCTACAACTGGATCGAGGGCATCCGCTGGCCGGTGAAGACCATGCGCGCTGTCTACGCTGACGGTGTGTGGTGGAAGCCCTGGACGTGGAATGTCTTCCTGCATTGGGAGGAACGAAAGGCATGAACCACGCCAAGTACCAGCAGATGGTCGAAGGCCAATCCAGCATTGCCCAGAAGGTGCTGTCCGTCGTCCCGTTCGTCGAAGAGTGGGATTCCCGCCAGATCCGCAGCGAGCTGTTCCGGGTGACGCATTCGGCGCCCGACCTCCGTGTCGTAGAGGGTTGCCTGAGCAAGTTGGTCGAGGCCGGCCTGGTGAAGCGGCTGGCGCGTGAGCTCTACCGACGCACGCCGGCCCCTTCGAACCCGATTCGCGTCGGCAAACCAATTCCGCTGCCCGAGCCTATCCAGGAGCTCCCTGTGTCCAGTTCCCCCGAGATCGATGAACAGGCCTTTGACCGGCTCGCGCGCGCTGGCGCGACGTTGCGCAATGTGGCCGAGCAGCTGACCAAAGTCGCGAACGAATGCGAAGAGGCAGCACTGGCGGCGCAGCAGCAAATCCAGGACGAGCGGAAGAAGTCGGAACGGTTCCACCAGCTCAAGCGGCTGTTGGCGGAGGAAGGGGAGTGAAGCGCACTCCGCTCAAACGCGGGAAGCCCATGCGCAGGGTGACGCCCATCCGCACGAAGAAGAACGGGCTTCGCCGCGTGGCGCACAGCACCAAGCCGCCGACGGTCGCGGAACTGGCGCGTTTCGCGGCGATGCGCCAAATCGGCTGTCTGGCATGCCTGAAGAACCGGGAAATCGGACGGGCGTCAGCAACGCTTGTGCAGCGCCGCCTGGAAATCCACCACCTGCTATCCGGCGGCCGCCGTATTGGCCACGAAGCGACGATCTGCCTGTGCCACTTCCACCACCAGGGCAAGTTCCTGCCCTACGTGGACTACAGCTATACGGCGCAGGCCGCCGCCTTCGGCCCGAGCCTCGAACGCGAGCCCCGGCACTTCCACGAGCTGTACGGTACCGACGACGAATTGCTGGCGCGCCAGAACGCGCTGCTGGCGGCATGGATTTGCCCGGAGAGCATGGGGGTATGACGGTGCGGGAGCGGAACATCGGCAAACCGAGGTCGGACACCTGGACGACAGAACGCCCGGAGCCGATGGAGCTGCTGGCGCGCCTTGCCGGCGATACGGCGTTCCGGGTTGAGATCGGCGGCGGCACGCCAACGCTGACCACCCAGGACATTGCTCATGCTCTTGGGTGCGTGAAGGGTGATCGGGCAAAGGTGATTGCCCTGGCGATCGCGACCCGCAATAAACATGCGTGGCCGGAAGTTCACCGCCTGTCCTATGGACCGCTCATCAGCCAGCTGCTCGCCGACCGTAAGACCCGACACCTCGTCGCCGGCGCGGACAAGTTCCGTGCTCGGTTGATCCTCTACGACGCATTCCATGACTTGGTGGCGTGGCGTGACGCGAATTGGAAGCAGGGCGCCGTGCGGTACGGCATGACGCAGCGCGACTACAAAATCCTGTACTACGCAATCGTGGGATTTCTCAGAACCGACGCCATCGCCGCTGCACACGCGGCCATCAAGCGAAAGCTGTTCGGCCGCGAATAAGCCAATAACCCTCAGCAATTGAACGGAGAACACCATGGACCATTTCGGGATAGGCGCAGCCATTCAGGGTTCTGTCCGCTGCGTTCTCATCGCTGGACGCAGATCAGGTCGCACCACATCGCTGGTGGAAAGCTTGAAAGATGGAGATCGTGTCATCTTTCTCGATCCCAGAGAGGCCAGCCGGGTGAAGAAACTCTGCCTTGAGCGCGGCGTGAAGATAGAAAGCCTGGTGACGGAGTTATGCGAACCGGACAGCCTGCTACAGTGTGGCACGGGACAAGGCCGCACGCTGTTTGACCATGCATGGGTTGAACAGTATTACTTGAAGGCAATAGAGCGTGCACAGGCTGAGATTGACTTCGTACAGCAGGCGCTGTCGGGCTACGGGCCGGCGCATCGTGAGACGCGCCGTAGAGCAGAGGAAATGGCGAGATGGCAACTTTAATCGAAATAACCGACGAGATGGTTTACAGAGTTGTGCGTCGGTACGCCGATAGCGGTTGTCCCTTCTGCGACTACGCGGCGATCTGGGGATCGTTCGCAAGCGACGATGTCCGGCGCTAATGGGTACGGAAATTGCTGGAGCTTGCGGTGGACGGTGTCGAGCCAAAAGAGGACGCGCAATGACCATTTGCGGCAGTGGGCGAGGTTTGAATAATGGCTAATGACCGGATCTATCTCACATGCAAGACCTGCGGTGAGCGGAAGATGTTGGTGAAATACTACCCATCGCTTTCAGGTTCCTTGGGGACTAATTTGGAAGAGTGGCTATACGAGCACCTGCATCACGGTAATTTTGGGATGTTTCTCGATGGCGACCCGGGCTTCACGTTGATTACGGAAAGCGATCCAACATTCACGCATCAAGCCACAGACGAGCTAACTAAGGACCATCACTGATGAACCTGTCAGCGATGATTTCTCTCGCAATCGAGCGCAAAACAGGCAACAAGGAATTCGCTCTATTTTCCGAGTGTGGTGGAGACGATAAAGGTAAATGGCAAGCCTGGATGGGCAATACATCTATTTACTGCCAGCTAGGGGAGTCTGAGGCAGAGATAGTTGGGATAGGTGACACGCCGGAGGCTGCAGTATTGGACTTGCTCAAAAAAATGGATGCAGGGCAATAAGGCAGTGCGCATGTGACCGCACATCTGGTGCACGTGCGCGCACGTGCGCGCGTTTGTCCCGCACATCTGCGCACATTTGATTTTTGCCCTCAAAAAGGGCCAAAATCCGGACAGTCGAGATTTACACCCACTAAGCCCTGCACACGCGGGGCTTTTTGTTGTCCGGAGCACAGTCATGCAGCCCAGTCCCGCCGCCGTCGCACTCGCGAAGGCGAGCGAGAGCTTGCGTCTCGTGGCATACCCCGATCAGGGCACTGGCGCCGAGCCCTGGACCATCGGCTGGGGACACACGAATGGCGTCTATGAAGGGATGTCGATCACCGTACAGCAGGCCGAAGAGTTCCTGGCCGCTGACATCGCGGAAGCTGCCGCGACCGTGTTGCGCGCGGTTACTGTTCCGCTATCTCAGGGTGAACTCGACGCGCTGACGGACTTTGTGTTCAACATCGGTCCCGGCAAGCTTGGCGTAAAAGACGGCTTCGTCACGCTCAAGCGCGGTGGCCAGAGCACGTTGCTTCGGCTGATCAACGCCGGTCAGAAACAGGCCGCGGCCGAGCAATTCAAATTCTGGGTTATGGCCAACGGTAAGCCGCTGGCAGGGCTGATTACGCGCCGCGCCGCCGAGAAGCAACTGTTTCTGTCAAACCCGCTCGCAACCAGCGCAGCGGTAACGCAGGCTTCAAAATAAGAGGACGCTGGCATGACCGAACCCGTTTCCAGCGTTCTTGGCTTCAAGATCAGCACCATGGTGGCTGGCTTTGCTGGCGGCGTGGTGTCGCTGGCCTTTGTCCAGAAGCTCAATCGTTGGCAAGCCATTGCTGCCGTCGTAGTTGGTTGCTTCACGGCGAACTACCTGAACCCGGTGGTGGACGCGAAACTCGGAATCGCGTCGCAGGACTTCGTCGGCTGCACGGCTTTCGTCATCGGCTTGTGCGGCATGAACATTGTTCCGCTGATCAAGACTGCGTTTATCAAGGCTGCGCAGCAATTCGCGGGACGCTTCCAACCCACACAGGGGGATGGAGGTTCGCCATGAACTGGCTATCAGCCTTTGACGTGATTCCGTTGGCCATCATCGTGCTTTGCGCGATCGGCGAGCTGAGCCGGGTTGCAGCACACCGCCAGCCCTTCCGAGCGTTCCTGCTGGTGCTCATTGCGGTGGGCGCGTTCCATACGTTCGCCGTCGAGATACACGGCGCTACCACTGCCTGGTGGGAGCTTCTGCTCGACGTCGTGATGGCGGTCATCTTCGTGTTGTCTCTCGCGGCCGGCGGTGACGTTCGCCAGGAAAACCAGCGGACGGCTCATCGAACTCGTTCACAAACCCAAGGGTGAATCCATGAAATTCGTACGCACTTTCGCGCTGGCGGCTGCCATCGCGCTCATCGGCATGTGCGCTGGTTGCGGCGCCAAGCCTCAGCCGCTCACGCCCGCCCAGATCGCCAGCATCGCCTGTCCTCAGCTGGATCTCGTGCACAACCAGTTCGCCGTGCTCAACGCGGCGCTGTCGGCAGATCCAGCTACGGTTGCTGTTGGCGCCAAGGCCTCCGCTCAGCTTGCGATTGCCCATGCCGTAGTAACCAAGGTCTGCAATGGCGCCGCTGCCGCACCTGCAGTGGACGCGTCGAGCATCCAGGCTTTGATACACACGGGATTGCCCGCGCTCGGTTATTTAGCCGGCACGTTGCCATTGCCTCCTGCCCAGCAAGCGCAAGTACAGGCCGCGCTGGTGGTTGCGGAAACTGCCGCCGGTGTAGCTGGTGTGATTGATCAGCAGATCAAGGCTGCGCAGGTAGCGCCGGCATCTGCCGCGACGGTTACGCCACCGCTGCAATGAACCCGATCGACTACGCCTTCCTGGCTGATCGCGCATATAAGGACGCGCCGACAGTTGGGAGGGCGGACAGTGCCTCGCGTATGCATGTATACGGCGATGTGCACGTTTTCCGCGGCAGCGATGACATCAAGGCATGGCTTGCCGACTTCAATATCTCGACGATCGAGGTTTGGGGCATCGGCAAGGTGCATGCAGGCTTCTATGGTGCGCTAGCGGCGATCCTGCCGGCGTGCCTGGCACTGCCGCGGCCCAAGGCAGTTGTGGGACATAGCCTGGGTGCAGCGCTCGCGATCCTGTATGCGGCCGTGCTCGCACAGCAAGATTGCATCGTTCCAGTGTTCGCGTTCGAGCCACCGCGGCTCGCTGCTGATGGTGGACTGCAGGCGCTGCTGCAAGCCAAAAAAGTGCCCTGGTATGCGTGCCGCAACGGCCGAGACGTCGTCACGCAGGTGCCACCATGCATGACGCTGCCAGGCGAATTGACGAGCATTGGCACTTCCGTCGTACCGTTCGACAACCCGACGGATCACGACATCACGCGAGTTATTCACGCACTGGCTGCGTGAGACATGTACGTCATGCTCAGCGCGTTGTGGGTGATGGCTTGGGTTGGGCTGGTGGTTGCTGTGTTCGCGCTGATCGGTTGGATCGAATGGCGCCGATGGACGGGTCGCTGATATGCCGCTTGCCGCTCCAACACCATGCCGCCAGCCGGGTTGTTCCGCCCTGGTCGCGAGCGCCGGCTATTGCACCGCGCACAAGCGGCAGGTGCGCAAGCAGCAAGACGAACAGCGCGGCTCGTCGGCATCGCGCGGCTACGGCCACCGGTGGCGCAAGGCGCGCGAAGCGTACCTACGTGCGCACCCGCTGTGTGCGGAATGCGAGCGGCACGACCGGCTCACGCCGGCTACGGACGTCGACCACATCACGCCGCACCGCGGCGACATGGCGTTGTTCTGGGACTCCACCAACTGGCAATCGCTGTGTCACACGTGTCACAGCAGCAAGACAGCTCGTGAGGACGGCGGCTTCACCGGTGCACCGACTGCCCCTAGGGGGGTGTAAATCTTCGCGGCCGCGCCTTTCTAGACCGTGCGTCCAGCCGTTTACGCGTATCCACAAAATTCATGTTTTTTCAAAGTTAAGCCATGGCAAGGCCCCGCACACCATCGAAGGTCCTAGAAATCAAGGGGTCTTTCAAGAAAAACCCCCAGCGCAGGCGCACCGGCGAGCCGATTCCAACCGGCGGCATCGGCCCCTACGCACAGGGCTCACTGGACAAAGCTGAAATATGGGACGAGATCGTCGGTCAGTGCGCTCCGGGCGTGCTGACCAACGCGGATCGACTGTCGCTGGAAATCGTAGTCGAGTACGTGCACCTGTTCCGAAAGGATCCGGCGAAGTTCCCAGCGGTGAAAGTCCACGTCGTAGTCGCGCTGCTGGGAAGGTTCGGGATGACGCCGGCGGATCGCGCAAAGCTGCATCTGCCGGAAGCACCAAACAGCGGCGCCGAAGTGGCGCCGTGGAACAAGTTCCTCACTTCGTAGCGGCTGCCAGCGGCTACATCGCGGACGTACTCTCCGGAAAGATTCCGGCGTGCAAATGGGTCAAGGCGGCATGCCAGCGGCAGAAGGACGATCTGGCGCGCTGGAAGGGCAAGAACGCACCGTACCGGTTCGACGTCGAAAAGGCGTCGAGGGTATGCGAGTTCATCGAGCTGCTGCCGCACATCAAGGGCCCTCTCGCTGGCCAATGCATCAAGCTTGAGCCATGGCAAATATTCATCCTGACCACGGTCTTTGGTTGGGTAAAGCCGGACGGCAAGCGTCGCTTTCGACGCGGCTACACCGAGGTCCCGCGCGGTAACGCGAAGTCGACTCTGTCGTCAGGCATCGGCCTCTACATGCTGATGGCAGACGGCGAGGGCGGCGCCGAGGTTTATTCGCTGGCGACCACGCGCGACCAGGCCCGCATCGTCTTTGGCGACGCCCAGAACATGGCGCGGAAGCGGCCGGAGATGATGAAAGCGCTGGGCGTAAAAGTCGATGCCCACAACATCAACCTGCTGCGCACGGCCAGCAAGTTCGAAGCCCTCTCTTCGGAAGGCTCGACGCTGGATGGTTTGAACATCCACTTCGGCTGCGTCGACGAGCTACACGCGCACAAGACGCGCGAGGTCTACGACGTCGTCGAAACCGGTACCGGCAAGCGCGATCAGTCGCTGCTGTGGGTGATCACCACGGCCGGCAGCAACCGCGCCGGCATCTGCTACGAGGTGCGCACCTTCGTGATGCGCATGCTGGATGGCGTGCTCAAGGATGAAACGCAGTTCGGGATCATCTTCGGCCTGGATGACGGCGACGATTGGACGACCGAGGCGGCGCTGATCAAGGCCAACCCCAACTGGGGCGTCTCAGTTCGGCCAGACGTGCTGCTGCCGCTGCAGGCCAAGGCCATGCAGTTGCCGAGCGCGGTCAACAACTTCAAGACCAAGCATCTCAACGAATGGGTCAACGCGGATACCGCCTGGATGGATATGCGCGCGTGGGACGACTGCGGCCGCCGAGCCTTGGATCTGGATGCATTCGCCGGGAATGAGTGTTGGATTGGCATCGACCTGGCCAGCAAGGTCGATATCGCGGCTCTGAAGCTGCTGTTCCGTGATCCCGAAAGGGAAGGTGGGTTTGTCGTTTTCGGCAAGTACTACCTGCCTGAGGCTACGGTCCAGGAAAGCACCAACAGCCAATACCAGGGCTGGCATAACGCTGGGCGCCTGACAGTAACGCCCGGCAACGTGATCGACTTCGATTGGATCGAGAGCGATCTGCGGGACTTTACGTCTCGGTTCGAAGTGAAAACGGTCGCATTTGATCCATTCCAGGCGACGCAGTTCTCGACCCGCATGCTGGCCGAGGGCATGCCGATGGTTGAAGTTCGGCCGACGGTTCTGAATTTCAGCGAGCCCATGAAGTCGCTCGAGGCGCTGGTGCTGCAACGAAAGTTCGCGCACGGCGGCGATCCCATCCTCACGTGGATGGTGAGCAACGTCGTGTGCCATCGCGACCAGAAAGACAACATCTACCCGCGCAAAGAGCGGCCCGAAAACAAGATCGATGGCGTCGTTGCCCTGCTGATGGCGCTCAATCGCGCGCTCCTGGGTACGGACGAAGTGCCTGTCATTGGCAGCGACTACCAGCTCATGGTGATCTGATGAACCTCCACGTGTTCAACGCCTGCATCGCCATCGGCTGGTTGATGGTGACCGCCGGCGCGTTTCTCCTGAGTCCGGCGGCCGGCGCGATCACCGGCGGCTTGCTCCTCATTGGCTTGAGCCTCCTGGCGGTTCGCCTTGGCGGCGTCTACGCGTCCAACAAGGTGGGATGATGTTTCTTTCGAGGATCCGCGCGGCTTCGGATGATCGTTCGCCGTGGTCGGGCTTCTGGTTCAATCCGGTCGGCGCGCGCACGGCGTCAGGCATGCGAGTGTCGCCCGACACCGCCCTGCAGCTGTCGACGGTGTTCGCCTGCGTCCGGATCATCGCGCAGTCATTTGCGTGCTTGCCGTTCTACCTGTACGCGAACCTCGAAGACGGCGGCACGAAGCCGGTCACGAACCACCCCGTCTACAAGCTGATCGCCAAGCGCCCGAACCCATATCAGAACGCCTTCGAGTGGCGCGAGATGATGGCCGGGCACTTGTCTCTGCGTGGTAACGCCTACAACCAGATCGTTTCTGACGGTAAGGGCGTCATCACGCAGCTGATTCCATTGCATCCCGACCGGGTCAAGGTCGTGATGCTTCCGAGTGGCGATTACCTCTATCGCTATACCGACATGTTCGGCAAGGAAAGGGACTTCCAACGGGGCGAAATCTGGCATCTGCGCGGCCTGTCGATGGACGGCATCGTCGGTATGAGCCCGATCGCGCTGGCTCGAGAGAGCATGGGCGGTGCGCTGGCTGCCCAAAACTTCAGTGCACGGTTCTTCGCCAATGATGCGACACCGACTGGCGGTTGGCTGGAATACCCAGGCACGTTCAAGGATGCCGACGTCCGCAAGGCGTTTCGTGAATCGGTGCAGGAAGCACAAGCTGGCATCAACCGCGGGAAGATCGCGGTTTTCGAATACGGGATGAAGTACCACCAGCTGAGCGTCACGCCGGACGACGCCCAGTTTCTGGAAACGCGCAAGTTCCAGGTGAACGACATCGCCAGGTGGTTCGGCGTGCCGCCCCACAAGATCGGCGATCTGTCGGCGGCCACCAACAACAACATCGAGCAGCAGGCGCTGGAATTCGTTCAGGACTGCCTTGGACCGATGGCCGAGCGCTGGGAAGCATCGATTGAAGCTGAGCTGCTTTTCGATGATGAGGCCGACGCGCTGGAGGCAGCGTTCCAGTTCCGGCAGCTGCTGCGAGGCGACTCCGAGGCACGTAGTTCCTACTACAACATGGGCATTACGGGTGGATGGCTGACGCGCAACGAAGCGCGTCGATTTGAAAATCTGAACCCACTGCCAGGCCTTGATGAGCCCCTTCGGCCGCTCAACATGGCTGAGGAGGGGCAGCAGCCGGCGGCATTGCCGAAACCCTCCAAGACGCCTGCGCCTACACCAGCTCCGGCACCTTCCCCTGCGCCTTGGAAAAAGCGGAAGCGTAAGGCGCGGCTCGCTGCCGTGCTGAGTGCCAATGCGGCGCGCATCGGTCGCAGGTTGGTCAAGAGCGGCCCGGCGGCCGGTGACGCCGAAATGATCGCCGAAGGCTTGGCCATATCGCCGGACGCGGCAGCTCAGTGGTGCTCAACATTTTCGAATGACATGCCAGTGGCAGACGTCGTCAGTTCGCTCGTGGCGCTCGCCAGCAATTACACCGAGGAATAGACATGCCCGTGCAACTCAATCCCGTTGGCAAAGGCCACGCTAAGGACCTGATCAAAGGCGGCCACGTCGATCGCACGTCGTCGTGGTCGATGTCGGCCGAGGACGAGGATGCCATCCTCGGCAACAACAACTGGTCGGAATACGCACGCTGGTTCTTGGGCTTGGACGATGCGGAAAACACGCAGACCAAGGCCCACTACAAGTATCCGTTCGGCAAGGGCGGCAAGGTCTATCGCTCGGCGCTGATCGCCATTCGGCAACGTGCCAGCCAGCAGGACGCAAGCGGGGTCTACGACGCGGCCGGCGAGCTGATCGAGCTCATCGACGACAACAAGGAAGGTTCGGGTAGCAAGGAAGGCGCCTTTGACCTATGGCACGCTGAAACGGCGCGGCAGCCGTGGGCAATGGTCAAGGGCTACGTGCCGCGGCGCGTGCTGGCCGGCGGCCGTAGACTCGAAGCGGGGGCCCGGCCGGTGAATGTGCGGCCACCGGCGGCCAGCTCGGGCGGCACGATCGCGGTGATCCCGGTCACCGGTGTGATTTCGCAGCACTCGGACTGGTATTCGGACACCAGCGTCGACGAACTGACGTTGGACTTCATGATGGCGCTCAACGATCCGAGCGTCTCGGCGATCCTGCTGGCCATCGATTCACCTGGTGGCTCCGTGTATGGCGTCCAGGAAGTGGCTCAGCTCATCCTGTCCGCGCGCGAGCAAAAGCCAGTCATCGCGCTGGCCAACAGCCTGGCGGCATCGGCCGCGTACTGGATCGGTTGCAGCGCAGCGGAGTTCTATTGCACGCCCAGCGGCGAGGTAGGTTCCATCGGCGTGTGGCAGGCGCACATGGACATGTCCGGCCTGCTGCAAAACGTTGGCGTGAACGTCACTCTGATCTCGGCGGGTGAATACAAGGTCGAGGGCAATCCGTACCAGCCGCTCGATGACGACGCCCAGGGCTTCATGCAGTCGCGCGTCAACGAGTACTACGGCAGCTTTCTGGCCGGCGTGGCCGCCGGGCGCGGTGTCCAGCCGGACGACGTGCAGAAGGGCATGGGCCAGGGCCGTGTGCTAGGCGCACTGGCAGCCAAGAAGGCCAATATGATCGATGGCATCGCGACGATGCCGCAGATCATCCAGAAGATGCAAAGCAAGTCGGCCAGCAGCAGCACCAGGAAGTCGCACGCGCTGACGCACGCGCAGCGCCGGCTCCAACTTTTGGGCTAAGCACGGCCCGCGCTGACGGACCCGACGGTCCGGCAGTCCCGTCCGACGGCGGGAAGTGCAACCCGTAATACATCGCAGCCGCCCTTGAGGCGGTTTTTTCATTTCAGGCCCGCATTCGCGGGCTTTTTTTTATGGGAAAACGACCATGAGCAAGAAACTCCGCGAACTACAGGCGAAAAAGGCAGCGGCTGCCGAAGCTAAGAAGACGTCGCTGCAGGCCGCGGCCAGCGTGCTGGACAAAGCTTCGGCCGAAAGCCGCGACATGACCGAGGCCGAGCAGACCGAGTTCAACGGCCATCGAGCTGCTGCCGATGCCAAAACCGCCGAAATTGAGCGCCTGCAGGCATCGATCGATCTCGAACAGGAAACGATCGCTGCCACCGCCCACGCCGGCTCTGTAGTGGTGATCGCCGGCAATGGCACAGACATTTCGGTGACCGAAAATTCCGACAAGGACCCAAAGTGCGGATTTGCCTCGTTCGGCGAATTCGCGCGCCATGTGCGTCACGCCGGCCTGCAGGGGAACGTGCCGGACGATCGGCTTATTCCTCTGCGCGGTGCTTCGGCTCCGGGCGTATTCGGCGGTGAAAGCGTGGGCGCTGACGGCGGTTTCCTCGTTCCGCCCCAGTTCGCCCAGGACATCTTCCAGCTATCTCTGGATGACGAAGCACTGCTGCCGATGACGGATAACACCGAAGTCACGGGCAACTCCATGGTGTTCCCAAAAGACGAGACGACACCCTGGGGCACCGACGGTATTACCGTACAGTGGCAGGCGGAAGGAACGGCTGCGCCGGCATCGAAGCCGAAGCTGGGTACCTCGGCACTGCGCTTGAAGAAATTGATGGCGCTGGTACCCATCACAGACGAGCTGCTCGAAGACGCTCGCGCACTGACCACCTATCTGCCGGCGAAGGTGGCAACTCGAATGAAGTGGAAGATCAACGAATCGATCCTCTTCGGTGCCGGCGGCGGCGTGCCGCTCGGCGCGCTGGCCGGCGCGGCGGTGATCACCCAGGCCAAGGACAATGGCCAGGCGACCAATACGCTGACCGTCACCAACCTGGCGAACATGCTGTCGCGTCTGCCCCCTGGCAGCTACAAGAACGCGGTCTGGAACATCAACAATAGCGTGCTGCCTGCGCTCTTTACCCTCGTGCTGGGCAACGTGCCGTTGTACCTGCCCCTCGGCGCCGGCCAGGGTGCGCTGCAACAGTCGCCGTATGGGCTGCTCATGGGTCGACCGGTCTACGTCTCTCAGCACGCGAGCAACTTCTCCGCGCAGGGCGACGTGATCCTGACCGATCTCTCGTACTACCAGACCATCACAAAGCAGGGCGGTATGGAGACGGCCACGTCCATGCACCTGTACTTCGATGCCGACGCCACCGCATTCCGTACGACCTTCCGCATGGACGGTCAGCCGAAGATCGCGCAGCCGATCGCGGCCGCCAAGGGCTCGCCGTCGATGTCACCGTTCGTACAACTCGCTGCGCGCTAAGCGCGCAGCAGTTGTTCGCTGGACCCAGTCACACGTCTTTGTAACCCTCCTGATAGGAAAGGTGCGTCATGCAAAATTGCAAACTCTCCGAAGCGCTGGCGGTTCTCGGCGCAATCAACCCGTCGTCCCAGGCGGCGGGCACCGCGAACAGCGGATGGATTTCGCTGGCCAACGCCAGGCGAGTGCTGGCAATCATCCAAGTCGGCACGTTCGGCGCAGCCGCGACCGTGGACGCGAAAATCCAGCAGGCAAAGGACCTCGCCGGCACCGGCGCGAAGGATGTCGCCGGCAAGTCGATCGTCCAGCTGTTGGCAGCGGGCGGCAACAACGTGCTGTCGTTGATCGATGTCAACGCCGACGAACTGGACGTCAACAACGGCTACAGCGCGGTGCAGCTGAGCATCACCGTTGGCGCTGCGGCGACGCAGACCGCTGGCCTGGTGCTGGGTGGTGACACCCGGTTCAATCCGGCGAGCGCGTTCAACGCAGCCAGCGTCGCGGCCGCTGTAGGCTGATGACCTAGGAGAGGGGGAAACCCCTCTCCACTTTTCGGAGCGACCATGGCCCTTGTCCAGCTGCGTGCGCCGACGGCTGAGCCGATCGATCTCGCCGACGTGAAACTGTATTGCCGCGTCGATAGCGATGACAGCGATCCGACCTTGCTCGCCCTCATCGCGGCCGCGCGCGACTATGCCGAGACGCAGACACGCAAGCAGCTGATCGTGGCGCGATGGAAGCAGGTGCTGGATGGATTTCCTGGCGGGATGTACACCATCCAAGCCATTCAACTGGGGCGCCATCCTGTCCTCAAGGTCGAGTCGATCCAATACCTCGATATGCAAGGCCAGGTGCAAACGGTTGACCCAACGACTTACGTCATCGATTACGTGTCGGAGCCGGTGCGCATCACCCCGGTGTTCGGCGCGATATGGCCTATTCCGATGCCGCAGATCGGTTCGGTATGGGTGACGTACACGGCAGGCTACGCCGCACCCACTACGTTCCAAGGGAGCAACGTCACGGTCGATAGCTGCTGGCCGGCATTGTCTGTTGGCGATGCCATTCGGCTGTCCAACAGTGGCGGCGCGCTACCCGCGCCCCTCTTGCCCAAGACGGACTATTTCATTCAGTCCGTTGTATCGCCAGGCGTCTACACGCTTTCAACTGCAGGAGGAAAGCCTGTAGCGATTGCCGGCGCTGCGACCGGCTCGTGTTACCTCGGCGCCGTGCCCGACGGAATCATGCAATGGATGAAGCTGCGGCTGGCGTCGATCTACGCCAATCCGGAAGAGGCGACGGCGCTCACCACGGGCACGATGGTGTCGCTGCCATACATCGATCGGCTGCTTGATGGGTTTCGCGTGTACTGATGCGCGCTGGCCAACTGAATCGGCGCATCACGATCCAGATGCGCACAACCGGTCAGGACGCGGCCGGCCAGCCGCTGCTCTCGTGGTCGGATTTTGCGGTCGTGTGGTCATACCCTGTCGGCAAAACAGGCCTGCTCACGATGAAGGAGCAGGGCGACGTCCCATTACCAATCAAGCAATACAGCTTCCGGATCCGGTACCGCGAAGACATCGACGAAAGCATGCGCGTGCTTTACCGCGGCCTGAAGTTCGACATCAAGCAAGTCCGCCTGGATCTCGCCGAAAGGGTTTGGACGGACCTTGTGTGCCAGGAAGGCGGAAACGATGGGTGAGTACATCGACGCTCAGGTAGACATCTCCGATGCGCTGCGCGGGCTTGAGCGTTTGCGCAGTGTTCGCGTGAGCTTGGCCCGATCAATGGGCGTGGCCGGCGGCCAAGTCTTCAGGGACGAAGCAAAGCTGCTGGCGCCGGTGAAAGACGGCGTTCTGCGCGATTCGATCTATTTGGCCTTTCGCGACGCGCGCTCGACAGGCGATATCGTCACCTACTCGATCACCTGGAACCACAGCAAAGCGCCGCACGGTCACCTGATCGAGTTTGGCCATTGGCAACCATTCAAGGTGATCTCTCTCCCCGATGGTAGCTACGTGACGACCGGTGTGCGGTTGTCTGCGCCGAAGTGGACGCCGGCCCAGCCCTTCCTCCGGCCTGCCTACACGGGATCGTTGGTGCGTGCGCGCAACGCCATGATGGAACGCGCGCGCGAGCGCCTTCCGGAACTGCTGAACGGCGCAGCCGCGGGAGCGGGCGATGAGCCTTGAAACTTCGGTTTTCGCCATCCTCGGGCCGCTGGTGGCGAATCACTGCTATCCGGATGTTGCACCCGATGATCCAACGTTCCCGCTGATCATCTATCAGAACGTGGGCGGTGTCCCGTACGAATACGTCGATCAGACGTTGCCCGATCATGACAACGCCCGGTTGCAAGTCGTCACGTGGTCCAAATCGCGGTTGGAGGCCAGCACGGTTGCGCGCAACGCGCGCGTAGCGCTGCTCAGTAGCCAGCTGGTGGTGAAGACGCTGACCGGCGCGATATCGCTCTTCAACGAAGACCTGAAGCTCTACGGCAGCCGAACCGATTTCGGCATTTGGTACCTCCCTTAGCCAGCCTTTCCAGGCTTCTTCGACCCGGCCTTGTGCCGGGTTTTTCGTTTCTACAACCGAAGGAAATTCGCCATGTCCGCACTATTTCCCAACGGCACCGTCTTCTCCATGGCCAAGCTGACTGCGGCGGCCGTGGCGATCAGCGCCATCTCCAACGCAAACCCGGCTGTCGCGAGCTGTGCCAATCCGCCAGTCGACGGCTCGATCGGCGTACTCACGTCCGGTTGGCCGGGCATCAACAACCGCGTGGTGCGCACCAAGGGTGAGGTGGCCAACACGTCGTTCCAGTTGGAAAACTTCGACACCACCGACGTTACGCAGTACGCAGCCGGCCAGGGCGCGGGCAGCATCCAGGTGGTTAACACCGCCGACTGGGTGCCGTTCTCGCAGGTGTCGACGCTCGCCAAGTCCGGTGGCACCCAGCAGTACTTCCAGTGGCAGTACGTCGAAGACCCGACGGGCCTGCAGCAGCAGCGCCCGACGATCAAAAACGCCAAGGTGATCACGCTGACCTTCGACTACGACCCATCGCTGGCTTGGTACCAAGCGCTGGTCGATGCCGATCGTGCAAAAAGCCCCGTGGTGCTGCGCGCCGTGCTGCCCGGTGGCGCCGGCACGCTCTACTACTACGTCTACCCGTCCTTCGATGGCGACCCGACCATGGAGGTCAACAAGAACATGCAGAACACCGCAACGTTCTCGCTGATCTCGCTGTTCACGCGCTACTGATCGGCGCCTCCACACATCCCTCAGCTACCGAGCCCCAACAATGTTCAAAATCGCATCCGAACCGACGTTCGAAACCACCCTTACCATCACCGGCCAGGGCAGGGAACAGCAGCTAAAACTGACCTTCAAGCACATGAAGCGATCGGAGTACCAGGCGCTGCTGGGAGATGTCCGCAACGAGGTCAAGACACCGACGCAAGCAGTGCTGGAGCTGGTACAGGCATGGGATGCCGATGCGGAACTGTCGGCGGACTCGTTGGGCGAGCTGATCGAAAACCAGCCTGGTGCCGAGTGGGCGATCATCACCGGCTACAGCGATGCGTTGACGGTGGCCCGAAAGGGAAACTGACGGAAGCGGTACGGGCGCTGTATTGGCGGCGCCCGTCCGCCGCGGAGGCCGGCGAATGGGGCCTACGTGTTGAAGACTACCCGGCGCCGGAAGTGGCGCTCTGGCCGGAGAACTGGCCGCCCATCGAGCTGTTCAATCAGCTCTCCACGCAGTGGCGCACTGGTCCCGGGGGTGCCATTGGGCTCGACTACAACGTGATCTTCCACGAACTGGACCGTCGGTCTCTGAGCACCCACGACTACGACGAAATGATGGCTTCCATCCGGCATATCGAGCGCGCCGCGCTTGAGGAAATGCAGAAGGACTGATGCGACGTGACTGATCCGACCAGCAGCGGTGGTGGCGAGGATATCGGCACCGCCCGTATTAACCTTGTCGTCAATTCGCAGACGTTTGACTCATCGATCACCGCGTCCGAGCGCGCCGTTGCGCAGATGTCGCAGTCGGCACAGGAGGCCTACAACCAGCTCAACGCAGCAGAAAAGCGTCGAGTCGACAGCTTGATTCGACAGGCCGACCTACTCGGCAAAACGCGCGCGGAGCAGATCGCGTACAACGCTGAAACCAAGATCGGCGGTGACCTTGGAGCGGAAATCGCAGCGAAGGCGCTGGCGCAACAGGCTGCCATGGCGGCAGCATCGGGGGCTGCGAAGGAGCTGGCCGGCACCCTGAACACCTTCAGCGATGCACAGCTTTTCAAGGTCAATCAGGCCTTGGCCACGTTCAAGGCAAACGCTGCGCAGGCAGCGCTGGCGTCGGGCGCCGGTGCTGGCGAAACCGACGCCCAGGCCGCGGCGCGCATCGCAGCGATGGTGCAGGCAAGCGCCGCAGAGCAAATCGCGGCAAACACTGCTGTCTCGGCGTCCAACGCTGAAACGGCAGCAAGTGCGACTGCCAGCGCCGCTGCACAGGTTGCCAGCGAGGCCGAGTCGGTCGCGGCACTGAACGCAGCGACCCTTGCCAAGGGGCAAGCCTATGCCCGGCTGCAACTCGCTATGCAGGGGAATCTGGCGACGGCGGCGGGAATGGCCGAGGCTGAGTTCGCGCTTGATGAAGCGATGGCTGCAGGCGCGATCTCTGCCAGTGAACAGGCGGCGTATTTCGCCAGGCTCGCCGCGGCAGAGACCGCCGCGACCGTTGCCACCGAGGCGAACACCGCCGCCAACGTCGAAAACGCCGCGTCGTTCAGCCTAAATGCGCGAGCGACGCGAGAGCTTGGCGCAATTGTGGATGAGCTCGCATCCGGCAATTTCGGTCGCCTGAAAACGAGCCTCGCGGCCTTCGCCAACCAGTCGGGTTTGATCAAGGCGGCGTTTTCGGCAACTGGCGCAGCGGTCATTGCGGCTGGCGCAGCGATTGCCCTATTCGTCACGGGGCTCGTCGAGGGCAGCAATGAATCAGAGAGGCTGGAGAAGTCGGTCATCGCATCCGGCAATGCGTTAGCCGCCTCGGGATCGCAGCTCAATGCCTCCGCGGTGGCAGTCGGCCGGTTGACTGGCGAATGGGGTGATGCGCGAAAAGCCATAGAGCTGCTCGCATCTTCTGGCCAGGCTGGGGGTGCCGGTTTTGCAGGCATTGCCGAGCAAGCGGTCAACATGGCCAAGGTCACTGGCCTGAGCATCGATAAGGCCGTGCAGGAGATCGACAAGATCGGCGAGAAGCCAGCCGAGACCATTGCAAAGCTCAACGAGCAATACCACTTCCTCACTGTCGCGCAATACGACCAGATCGCCGCGCTCGAGGCCGAAGGCCGCACGCGTGATGCAGCACGCATCGCCGACCAGGCCGACGCAGACGCCATGGCCCAACGCGCGCAGCAGATCGAAGCGAATGCAGGGCTGCTGGAGCGGGCCGGACACGCCGTCGCCCAGGCCTGGGACAAGGCGTGGGATTCGATCAAGGGTATCGGCCGCGGGCCGAGCATCGGCGACCAGATCGCCGAGATCCAGAACCAGATCAAGCAGCTCACGACGCCACATCTCGACCGCGCTGGCAACCTGGTGCAGCAGCAGGGCGGCGCGCAGCTGGCTTCGCTGCAGGCACAGCTCGCACAGTTGCAAACGAAGCAAGCAACCGACGCCTTCGATCAGAGCAGCAAAGCGCTGCAGGGTCAGCTGACGCAGGACGCGATCGCGGCGCAGCAGCGACTGGCGAAGTTCGACACTCCCAAGGACGTCCTGGACAACACGCTCAAGCAAGCGAACGAGGATCACCTCAAAGCGCTGTATGGCGTGGTTGACCCGGCCAAGCGAGCCCAGATCAATGCGGAGTACGAGGACCAGGTAAAGGAAGCGCACAACGCCTACCTTCGTGCCATTAAAAAGCTGGAGGGTCCGAAAACACCGGATCCATACCAGTCGCTCAATGGACTCGTGCAAAGGGCGCAGGTCGACGACAACAATTTCGGTCTGGACGATAACCGGCAGACGAAACAGGTCCAGCAGATACTGGCGATCGTCGACGCCGGCGCAAAGCTGATCGCGAGCCATCAAAACGTCGCGAAGGTGCAGGCCGAGGTTGCGACCGGCGTGGCCGCGTTGAATGACCTATATGCGAAGCAAGCGGCGCAGCTGAAGGAAAAGAACGCGGCGGCCATCGAGCAGTACGTGGTCTTGCTGGACAAACAGAACGACGCGTTGCAGAAGAATGTGGACAACCAGGTTGCTCGCCTGTCCATGGGCTCGAAGGAATACGAGCGGCAGCAGCAGTTGAACGAGGTGATGTCGAAGGGCGTCGAGCAGGTTCAGAAGCTGCAGGCCGAGCGCGACGCTGTCGCGGCCAAGGACGGCGATACCTCGGTGCTGGACAAAGAAATCACGCTGGCGCAGGCCAACATCGACAAGCAGCTGCAGATTGTCACCAAGGGCTACGCCCGAATTGATGCGGCACAGGAAGACTGGAAGAACGGCGCGGTAAAGGCCTTCGAGGATTTTCGCGACAGCGCCGACAACGTCGCCGGGCAGGCCGATCAGGCGTTCACCAATCTGTTCGACGGCATGGCCAATGGCGTGGCCGACTTCGTCACCACCGGCAAGCTCAATTTTAAGAGTCTGGTTACGTCGTTCCTGACCGACCTGGCGCGCATGGAAGCGCGGATCCTGGAGTCGAAGGCTCTATCGGCCATCTTCAGCAGCTTTGGCGGTGGTAGTTCTGGATCGGGCGTCGGATTCGAATACAGTTCTGGCAATGGCCCGTTGATGAGCTCCGGTTACGACTCATCGATGTTCGCGGCCAGTGCCAACGGCAACGTGTTCGCTTCGGCAGACCTGTCGCGCTACTCCGGCCAGATCGTCGATCGACCAACCACTTTCGCCTTTGCGAAGGGTGCAGGGCTTATGGGTGAAGCGGGCCCCGAGGCGATCATGCCGTTAACGCGTACGAGCGATGGAAAGCTCGGCGTCACGGCGCCGGGTGGCGGTGGTGGCGTCGTCGTCAACCTGGCCGTCAACGTCGACAACAAAGGCGGCATGACGTCGAGCACTTCCTCGAGCACCGGTGGCAACAGCCAGGCCGACATAGCGCGGCAGTTCGGTGAACGCATGAAGCAAGTCAGCCTCGACACGATCGCCAACCAGCTGCTGCCAGGCGGCCTGCTCTGGAAGATGAAACATGCCTAATACGTTCACCTGGCGAAATCAGGCCACGCCCGTCGGTACCGATACTGCGGCCGTCAAAACAGCGCAGTTCGGCGATGGCTACAGCCAGACCGCGCAAGACGGCATCAACAACATTTCGTCGAACTGGCCAATCACCTACAGCGGGATGAAGGCCGATGTGCTGGCCGCGCGGGACTTCTTGCGCGCGCAGGCGGGCGCATCCTTCTATTGGACGCCTCCGGGTGACGTGCAGGGGTTGTACCGCTGCACGACATGGACGATCCAGCCGCAGGGCGGCAGCGTCTACACGCTCTCGGCTACGTTCCAGCAGGTATTTTCGCCATGACGATTCAAGCTGATGTCCAGAAGCTGGAACCCGGCGCCCTGGTGCAACTCTTCGAGCTCGATGGCACTTCGATAGATGGCAGCGTCCTTCGGTTCCATCCCTACCTGCAGCAGGGGCCGATCTGGTGGCAGGGCAACGAGTACAACCCGTGGCCCGTGATGTCCGAAGGCTGGGAGGTCACCAGCGACCAGCCGCCAGTTCCAACCATCACCGTGGGCAACGTCGACAGCTCGATCAGCGCGCTGTGCGCGGCGTATGACGACCTGCTTGGCGCGACCGTTATCCGGCACCAGACGTTCGGCCGCTACCTGGACGCCACCAACTTTGCTGGCGGCAATCCCACCGCCGACCCAACGCAGGAATTCCTCCCAGACACGTGGGTCATCGAGCGGAAAGCGGGGGAGGACAAGACCCAGGTTAAGTTCGAACTGGCCAGCCCGTTGAACGCCATGAACGTGCAGTTGCCCGGGCGCCAGATCATCGCCAACTGCTGCGGGTGGCTGACGCGCGGCGGCTACCGCGGCCCGTATTGCGGCTACTCAGGGCCACCCGTGGCCAAGGCTGACGACACGCCCACGAGCGACCCGGCGCAGGATGTCTGCGGCGGCCGCGTGACGTCCTGCAAGCTGCGCTTTGGGGCAAACAACCCCCTCCCTTATGGCAGCTTCCCCGCAGCCCAGCTGACGACTACGCAATGATGCTCAAGACAGAAGAGGCGATCAGGGCGCATGCGATCGCAGAATATCCTCGCGAGGCCTGCGGGCTGGTTCAGATCGTCCGCGGCCGAGAGGTTTACCGGCCATGTCGGAACATGGCCGAGTCGCCCAACGAGCACTTCATGATCGGCGCTGACGACTATGCGGCGGCCGAGGACGCCGGCGAGATCATCGCCATCGTCCATAGCCACCCAGAAGCCACCGCAGAGCCCAGCGAGGGCGACAAGGTCTCCTGCGAGGCTTCAGGCCTGCCATGGCACATCGTCGAGGTACGTCATGACGGGAAAGGCCATGTCCAGACCGGCGCAATGGGCGAGCTGGCGCCCAGCGGTTACGTTGCGCCTCTGGTCGGCAGGACCTTCCAGCATGGCGTCCTGGATTGCTACACCCTGATCAGGGACTGGTATCAACGGGAAAAGGGCGTAACGCTGCCCGATTTCGAGCGCCACGATGGCTGGTGGGATGACGGTAAGTCCCAGCTTTATCTGGATAATTTCCGCGCAGCAGGATTCGAACCTGCGACGGGTCCCCTTCAAATCGGGGATGTGATCCTGATGCAAATCAGGTCAAAAAACGACACCCCAAACCATGGGGCCGTATATATCGGGGACGGGTTAATTCTCCACCACCCATATAAACGGTTATCGGGGCGGGATGTTTATGGCGGTTATTGGCTTGAAAAAACCAGGGCTGTTGTGCGATATAATGGAGCTACTCGGAATTAGGGGATAATGCGATGCGCAAGGAATGGTTGATCCTGGCTGTAACGATGCTTGCAGGCTGCGCGGGTGTTCAATCGAACAAGACTTCGGTAGACGTGGCCACCGAGCAATGTGCGTATGGCGCGATCGTTCCGCGCCAAATGATTACCTATCAGCAGCGGCAGGCGTACCTGAGGGATGTAGCAATCCCCTCGTGCTTAAAGGCTAGGGGCTACGTGCCTACTGATGTAGCTTCCAACAAATAAAAATCGCAACATCGACTTATTAAAGCCCGCGCAAGCGGGCTTTTTTATTGCCTGGACAAAAACAATGACCATGACAACCGTTCGCCTATATGGCGAGATGGGACGCCAATTCGGTCGTGTGCATCAATTCGCGTTGGATGCAAATACGCCTGCTGAAGCGTTGCAGGCATTGATTGCAAATTTTCCGAAAATCGAAGCCTACTTGATGGGCGCAAAAGACCGCGGAATTGGCTTCGCGGTTTTCCGTGGGAAAAGGAACCTCAGCGAGGACGAACTAAAGTTCCCCGTCAAAAACGACGACATCCGCATAGCTCCGATAATCATCGGCAGCAAAAGCGGCGGTGTGTTCAGCGTCATTCTCGGCGTGATCTTGGTCGTCGTCGGCGCGGTGATCGACTGGTGGACCGGTGGCACGGGCGGCAACCAGTTCATTGGATACGGCATCGGCCTTATTGCTGGCGGTGTAGCGCAGATGCTGGCGGCAACGCCGAAAGGCCTCAACAAGAACCAGGCCGCCGCCAACACACCCAACTATGCGTTTAGCGGCCCGGTCAACACGCAGGCGCAAGGCAACCCCGTGCCTGTCCTGTATGGGGAAATGATCGTCGGCAGTGCAGTGATCTCGGCAGGCATCTTCACCGACAACCAGGTGATTGCAAGCCAACCGGCGACGCCCGTCGAGCATGGTGGCATGGGCGGCGGCGGCAACAGCGCCGTATTCGAGAACTAAGGGAAATTATGCATCGCGCACCGATCCGTGGAGCTGGCGGCGGCTCCGGCGGCAGCAGCCATACGTCTGTCAACGCGCCGGATTCCCTCAATAGCAAAGCGTACGCGCGCATCGTCGACCTCGTCAGTGAAGGCGAAATCGAAGGGTTTGCGCTTGGCTTCAATAACGCCTTGCAGTGCTGCTTCCTCGACAAGACGCCCATCGCAAACACCGATGGATCGTTGAATTTTCAGCACGTCCAGCTCGATTCGAGATCGGGCACGCAGTCGCAAACGTACATGACCGGCTTCCCGGACGTGCAGAACGAAATTGCGATCGGCGTCGAGCTCAAATCAAGCACACCGTTCATCAAGCAATTCACCGATACCGACCTTTCGGCTATTGCAGTACGCCTCGCCGTTCCGAACGGGCTGCAGGCACAAAACACGTCCAACGGTGACATCACGGGATATTCGGTCGCTTACACGATCGAGATCCAGGCCGATGCCGGCGCGTGGGTGCTGATGGTGCAAAGTTCTTTCACCGGGAAGTCGTCGAGCAATTACGAACGATCGCATCGCATCGATCTGCCACCGGCGACGACCGGATGGAACGTGCGGGTGACGCGGACCACGCCGAATGCCAACAGCTCTACGATTGCCGACGTCACGAACATCGTTTCGATGACCGAAATTGTGGATGGGAAATTCACTTATCCCAATAGCGCGATCGTGGGCATCGTCGTCGACGCGAGCCAGTTCTCCAGCATCCCGACGCGCAGCTATCACCTGAAGGGCCGCATCATCCAGGTGCCCAGTAACTACGACCCGGTTGCGCGCACTTACACGGGCAATTGGGACGGCAGCTTCAAACCTGCGTACAGCAATAACCCGGCGTGGGTATACTGGGACATGGCCACGCACCCGCGCTACGGGCTGGGCAACCAACTGTCGGCAGCGCAGGTCAACAAGTGGGCCTTGTATACGATCGGGCAGTACTGCGATCAGCTGGTGCCCGACGGAAAGGGCGGCATGGAGCCTCGCTTCACCTGCAATCTCTACCTACAGGCGCGTGCCGACGCGTACAAGGTGATGCAGGACCTGGCGTCCGTGTTTCGCGGCATGTCCTACTACATGGGCAACGCGATCAGTGCGAGTGCGGACATGCCGGCCGAGCCGGTCTATACGTATACGGCCGCGAATGTCATCAATGGGCTATTCACCTATTCTGGCAGCGCACGCACCACGCGCTACACCGTTGCGCTGGTCAGTTGGAACAACCCCGCGAACTTCTATTCACCTGAAGTTGAATATGTGCCCGATCAAACGGGCATTGCACGCTATGGCATCCAGCAAACGGAAGTCACTGCCATTGGCTGCACCTCGCAAGGGCAGGCTCAGCGCGTTGGAAAATGGCTGCTGACCACCTCGCGCCTTGAGGGCGAAACGGTCACTTTCAACGTAGGGCTGGATGGCATGCCGGCCGCACCTGGCCAGATCGTGCGCATCGCCGACCCCAATCGCATGGGGCGCCGTGTGGCGGGCCGCATCTCGGCTTCCACCAGCAACTCGATCACGGTGGACAAAATTCCGCCGGTTATCAACGTAGGCGACACCTGCACCGTCACGCTCCCAACCGGTGTGACCGAGTCGCATACCATTTCCGGCGTTGTCGGCAACGTCATCCAGATCAGCGGCTTCTTCACTGCGAGTCCCGTCCCACAATCGGTGTGGCTGGTAGAGTCGACCGAGCTTACGGCGCCGACGTATCGTGTCCTCAAGCGCAAAGACAACGGCGACATGACGTACACGCTCACAGCGGTACGGAACATCGCCGGCAAGTACGCCGAGATCGACAACGGTACGACGATCCAGATCCCCCCGACCAGCGTGTTGCCCAACCTGGTCCAGCCCGGGCCCGCTACCCTCACGCTGAGCGGCAACGTGGTGGTGGTGCAGGGCATCGCTACCAGCGTCCTGACGATCGCGTGGGACGCCGCGCCTGGCGCTGTTCAATACCAGGTGGAGTGGCGTCGTGATGACGCCGACTGGGTGAGCGCCGGCCGGGTCACTGGTGTATCGACCGACATCCAAGGCATTTATACCGGCAACTATCTCGCGCGCGTCCGCGCGATCAACGTCAGCAACATTGCATCGCTCCCGACGCTTTCGGCACTCACGCCGATTCAAGGCAAAACGGGCGCACCGCCTTCGCTCACCTACCTGACGGCAAAGTCGCTCGTGTTCGGCATCGCCTTGGAGTGGGGGTTTCCTGCTGGCGCTGAAGACTCGCAACGCACGGAAATCTGGTACTCGCAATCGCCTGACATCACGACCGCGACGAAGCTTGGCGACTTCGCGTTCCCACAAAACAGCCACCAGCTGCTGGGACTCGCCGCCGGCGTGTCGTTCTTCTTCTGGGGGCGCATCGTCGACAAGACGGGCAACATCGGTCCCTGGTACCCGACGGGTGCCGGCGTCAATGGCCAGTCGAGCAGCGATGCCACCACCATCTTGGGTTACCTCGCTGGACAGATCGGCGAGACTGAGCTTGCGCAGGATCTCCTCGGGCCGATCAAGGCAATCACGCCTGACATGGCGGGCGACCCTTCGATCTACGCCGGTGATGCGACGAGGTACGCGGGCGTCTGGACGCAGTTGTATGCCCAGCAGGATGGCGACAATGCGCTGGCGCAGCAGATCACTACCGTTGCGGCGTCAACAGCTGGTTTCAACGCACTCGTTCAAACGGAAACCCAAGCGCGCATCGATGGCGACAACGCGCTGGCGTCCCAGGTAACCACGGTGCAGGCGACCGCGGGCAACGCCCAAGCACTCGCCCAAACCGCCGCGACAACGGCCGCCAACGTCAACGGAAGCGTCTCTGCCTCTTACCAGATCAAGGTGCAGATCGACCCTGGCACAGGCAAATACTACGCGGCCGGGATGGCGATCGGCGTTGACAATTCCACCGGCATCGCCCAGTCAGAGATTCTGTTTCAGGCAGATCGCTTCGCGCTGATCGGCACTGCGAATGGCAATATCGCAAGCCCCTTTGTGATCCAGAACGGCCAGACGTTCATCAGCCAGGCGTTCATCGGAACGGGCTGGATCACCAACGAAATGATCGGCGGCGTGATCCAGTCGTCGGTGAACGACTCAACTGGGCAGCCGCTCTGGTCTATCGACAAAGGTGGCGCCATGACGATGCGCGGATCAGGCAGCGGCTGGCGCACCGAGCGCGATAGCAATGGCGCGCGCTTGTATGACGGCAACGGCGTTCTGCGTTTTCGCTGGGGGTCCTGGTAGTGGGGCTCGGCGTGCAAGTCTTCGATGCCTCCGGCAACTTGCTAATCGACGTCACAACGAGACTGTCGCGCGTAATTGGAACTCAGACCATTACCGCTGGAAGCAGCGGCTCGCTCGCCGTTCCGAACGCGACCCAAGGACAGATTTGGTGGGCCATCTCACCCAGCAACGGTAGCCGCTACGTGCCGCTCATATCGATTTCAGGAAACACGATTTCTTGGTCCACTAACACCAGCTATCCAAACGGCCCGGTGGACTCTTTGTTGATTTACGGACTCTACTGATGACCGTTGGCTTTCAGATTTTCAACGCTGACGGCGTGACAGTGCAGGTCGACGACAACTATCGAAATTTGTCGGTGCGAGAACAGGGTACGGCCGTCACTAATCAGGCGGCGTCATTTGGGCAAAGCTCATCACTTCTGTTCTACCGAACAGGTCTCACAACACCGCTCATTGCCGTTGCAGGCGGCGGATACGCAGCGGCTCAGTCGTACTACGACGCACCCAATGCACGCTATGGCTTCATCATCACATCGGCGTCAGGCGTTGGTGCGCAGGTCCCGTACTACATTTTCGATGTGCCATTCGATTCGAGCCCTGGCTTTGGTCTTCAGGTCTTCAACCCAGCGGGCCAGAAGACTTTCGACATTCTGCAGAAATACTTGCGCGTCATCGACGTGAGAACGAGCAACGCGCGTGATGGAACCACGTACAACTATGACCCGTCTCGATCGTATGCATGCATCCACACGGTCAATGGCTGGAGCATCAACTACCAGGCCGGCAACACGGCTATGAAGTGCTCGTCGACGTCTGGAGGTACGGTCAACACGACCGGCGTAATCGTCGACGGTTCCCAGGGAATTAAAACCATCTACGAGCAGCAAGGGACGATCCTTGTTGTTGACGTCACCAACTACTGAGACGCCCATGGCACAGCAACATATCAACTTCGGTACCGCGCCGGCCGGTACCGATGGCGACACCCTGCGGACTGCGCTTGGTAAGGTCGAAGCAAACACCTCCGAGCTGTACGCGAACGTCGCTACAAACGTTGCGTCGATCTCTGCAAATACTGCATCGATCGGCGCCAATGCGACTGCGCTGAATGTCTTATATGGCTTTAAGAATAAAGCCATCAATGGAAATTTCGATATTTGGAAGCGCGGCACAACGTTGGCGATTGCAGCGGGTGGCATCGGTTACATTGCCGATCGTTTTAACAACCAAAGCTTGGGTGGAACTTCGGCGACCGTTTCGCAGCAAAGTTTTTTGCCTGGACAGACGGCCGTCCCAAATAACCCGCAATTTTTTATTCGCCATGTCGTTACCAGTGTGGCAGGCGCTGCGAACGGATATCGCATGCAGCATAAGATTGAAGGTGTTTCTAGATTATCTGGTAAAACCATTACGGTTTCTTTCTGGGGTAAGGCTGATGCAAACCGTAACATGTGCCTTCAAAGCACGCAGACGTTCGGGACAGGAGGCTCTCCATCGTCAAATAATGAAATAGTCGGAACTACATGTGCGCTTACTACTGCTTGGCAAAAATTTTCAATAACCATAGCGGTACCAAGCATTCTTGGTAAGACACTCGGCACAAACAATAACGATGCGTTTGTTGTTCAATTCTGGTTTGACGCAGGATCGAATCAGAACGCGTTGACAAATAACCTGGGGCAGCAATCAGGTACGTTTGATATCGCGCAGGTGCAGGTGGAAGAGGGCGCCTTTGCCACTACTTTCGACATCAGGCCAATCGGTATCGAGTGGGTGCTTTGCTCGCGTTATTGCAATGTATTCAACATGTCCGCCGGTGTTGCATTTGCGGTCGGAGTTCAGTACAGCGCAACAAATGCATTAGTAATGCTTAATGTCATTACAGACATGCGTGCCTCCCCATCAATGACGATAACTGGCGGCGGAATCGGTTGGACCGGTGACGGAACAACAAATTCTAGTAATCCAACAATAAATACGAGTAACGCAACATATAATCAGTTTGCTCTGGTATTCACTATCAGCGGAGGTACGGTAGGTCGTGCCGGGTATGCCAGTGCAAAAACCGGTGGCGCATTGATTATTCTTGATTCGGAGCTTTAATCATGGCCGATTACCAACTCACACAAAACGCTAATTGCATCATCCGGCTTTCCGATGGTGCATGCATCCCCGTGGATGAAGGCAATCGCGACTACCAGGCTTACCTTGAATGGCAAGATGCTGGCGGCGTTCCTGATCCGATCCCGGCTGTGACTGTCAACGACATCATTGCCGAGTTTCTTCCACAGCTGCAAGCGTGGCTCGATGGTGTCGCGAAACAGAATGGCTATGACAGCGCGCTGTCTTGCATTTCGTATTTGGACTGCACGGTTGCGCAGTGGGCTGGTGACGCCGCAGCAATGAAGGCCTATCGCGCCGCACTCTGGCAGTGGGCGTATGCACAACAGGCGACGCTCAACACGATGACCACCGAGCAGCTTGTGGCGCTGACGGTTGATCAGATCATTGCCCAGGCGCCTAAGGCTTCGGACTATGGTTGGGTCGTTCACCCGTCGCCCGCTTCCGCGTCGGCTCAGGCCTGATCGGTCCAAGGTAGGTATCTTCTATCGCTTTCGCCGACAGCGCTCCCGAATTTTCTCCACGTCCTCTTCGGTGAGTGTCTCTGATGGTGTTGCCGTGAGATCGCCATTCGGCCACTGCACGAAGTCCCAGCAATGCCCGGGCAGCACGAAGCCGGTGCGGCAACTCGTGCACACAGTGCCGACGTCTGCCCAGCGGTAGTACAACTTGCCGCAGGCCTCGCACGCTCCGTCGGGCCGGTTGACCGGAGTGTGATAATCGCGCGTGGCAGATAGCTGACTCGGGCCAGTCAGCCCGATCGGAATTCCGACCGGCTTCTTTGGAGCGTTTTCCAGGCCTGGAACCTGCCTGAACTCTACGGCTCGTGCGATTGCGCTTTGTTCGAGGGCCGTGAGGCTGCGAATACCGCCTCGCAGGTCACAGCCGGCATACATGCCTTTGCTGTGCGCAAGGCCGTAAGTCTTGCCGTCCTTACGCAGGGTGCCATGAAGGGTCCAGCCTTCCTTCGCGGCAGCGCTGCCGGGCGCGATCGCTGCGTACGGGACCCAGTCGGCAGTGAAGTCGAACGCGAAGTCTTTTGCAGGTGGCGGCTCACGGCGGGGCATGCCATCAAGGTAGGCCGAACCCGTCTCACGCGCTGGGAGCGGCCGTGGCATCATGTTCCCCCGGACTCCGGAGGCGCGGCCATTTGCTACTCGGCCCAAATTTACGGCGATTTCAAGAAGTACGAGCGCCTCGGCGGGACGCTAGATCTGCGTGCCTATGTGAAGCTGTTCTGGGAGCGCAAGAAAAGTGGCGACTGGGTGCGCAAGGTGCCCAAGGCGATGCGTGATTCGTTCGCCGACCCACGCAATGCCGGCGAGGCCGAGGTGAACGCCATCGCGATCGAGGCGGACCGTGCTGCGGCGCTGGCGCTCGAGCTAGACATTGCCAAGCAGTCGGAGCGCCTGGCCAAGGCCCAGGTGGTCCTGGCGTCACCCAAGCCCACCAAGAAGGCAGAGACCGACCAACGCGTCGCCACCAACAAGATCGCCGCGGCCAAGGCAAAGCTGGCCGAGCTGGGCAGAGCGGCGAACACTGACGGCCTTGGCCGCATCTGGCCAGGATCGTATTGCCCGGTCTTGATCCGCGACCACGCCACCGGTGAGCGGATGATCGTGCCCATGCGGTACCGCTGTCGGCTCTATGGCTGGACGGCCAAGGAAGAGGCGCTGAAACCGGGCACTTACAACGCGCGGCGAGACAAGCTCTCGACGGTCTGGAAAAAACTGTTCGGGTACAACCATGGCATCGTCGTGGCCAGCCGCTTCTATGAGTCGGTATCGCTCCATCGACTGCAGGGTCGTGACTTGGTGCCCGGCGAGCGCGAGCAGAGCGTAGAGATCCAGTTCGAGCCGGAACCGAAGCAGGAACTGATGCTGGCGTGCCTGTGGCGCTACGTCGAGCCCGAGCACGACGAGGAGGGCTCCGGCTTCTACTCGTTCGCCATCATCACCCGCGACCCACCGCCAGAGGTGGCCGCTGCCGGACACGATCGCTGTGTGATCGCCATCCGGCCGGAGAACCTGGACGCGTGGCTAGAACCGGATCCGCACAACCTCGCCGCGTCATTGGCGATCCTGGACGATCCCGTCGACGCCTATTACCAGCACGAGCTGGTTCCGAAGGGGATCGAGGAAGCGGCATGAAGGCGGCGAACGACGGCCGCCTCACGCCGACCGACGAAGGTCGCAAGCGCTACCCGCGCACCTTTGGCTATCACCCCGTTGTATCGAACGATCCAGAGCCGCGGCCGGAGCCGTCGTGGCCCTGCACCTGTACGCCGGCATGTCATCCGCGCTGCGCCGGCGAGTGCGGCTGCCAAGCGTGCGGTGTGGTTTTCAGCCTGTTCATTGAGGACAGCCGATTTAGCGGTCCAGATTTCGATCAAGAGGCCGCGCTTGAGGCATTTCGGGCCGGTTACCACCGCTGAAAAATGGAGTGTGGGCAAGCCACTTGCAATCGGGGCGCGCGCGACGTGAGGGCGAACAAGGCTATATTAATAATATTACTTGCTATATTTATAAGCTTTCCATATATAATATTGGCCAAGGCTTCAAATATAGGCGAAAACGCATGCAGCACGTATCGACGCAAGAAGCGGAAATCAAATGGATGGAGGCAGGGAACGTGTTCACGCCAGGCTCGCCGGTGAATACACGAGACCTGTTCGCTGGCAGGGGAGATCAACTCCGAGAAATTATGGGTGCAATCTCCCAGCGGGGGTATCACGCGGTGTTGTACGGGGAGCGCGGCGTGGGCAAAACGTCCCTCTCGAACATGTTGGTGGCATTGCTAAGCGGCGGCAACCAACCACATCTGGTTGCGCGTGTTAACTGCGACGCCGGCGATAGCTTCAGCAGTATCTGGCACAAAGCCATGCGCGACATCACTTTCACGAGTCCGCAACGGGGCATCGGATTCAACCCAACCGATAGCGTCACTCAAACGCCGGTTTCGGCGACGATGCCTCAAGTAGTTCAGCCCGATGACATTCGCCGGACCCTCACCGATCTTGTGCGTCACGCGAAGGTGCTGGTGGTCCTGGATGAGTATGACCGCATCGTCGACCGCCAAGTCGCAACGCTCGTGTCCGATACGGTAAAAGCACTTTCTGACTTTGGTGTGGATGCAACTGTTTTGATCATTGGAGTAGCGGACACCATTGATGATCTCATCGAGGGTCATCAATCGATCGAACGCGCATTGGTTCAAATACCGATGCCGCGAATGTCGGACGACGAGATCGGCATGATCTTCGAGAATGGATTGTCCAAATTAGGCATGCAAATCGACGGAG